AGCAGAAGATAGCCATCAAGCTCCCCAAGACCGATGATTTCATATTCCGCATGTACGAGGAGGTGGCCAGGGTTCTGTACAAGAGCCCCTATTGGATGTCCGAGAAGCTATCCGAGGATGATAAGATAGATAAGATGCGACCCATAGTTGCCCGATGCATGGAGCAGGTGGTAAAGGCCCTGGTACCGGTGCAGACCATTCTGGAGGCCTACATAGGCCAGAAGGGCAAGCTGGACGTGGAGAGCCAGGTTGACCCCAACGAGGACCCCGAGGACCCGGACCTCCTGGATGATATTCCCACCGGTCTGGATGATGAGAACAAGGAGGCCGAGTCTGGCGCACCCGAGCCAGCACCCGAACCCACGGGTGGTGATGATCTCCTGGGTAACGATGTCCAGGACGAGCCGGACATGGGTTCCAATGACCCCAGCGAGGTAAAGGAAATTCCTATCAACAAGCCACCTCCAGATATGATGAACAACGAGGAGGGCGAGGGCGAGGAGGAGGACCTTTTCCCCGACCTGAGAGACAAAAAATAAATAATATATTATAACAAATGGAGCAACTTAAGACCCCCGAGGGTGCTGCCCTGACGGCGGCCCTGATGACCGCTGCTTATATCTATATCAAGCACCGCCTGAATAACGAGCCCAAACCAGAGATGAGTGCCTACGCGAAGCCCGCCCTCCTTAATGCACTTATGGTGTATTTCATAATATCGAATGGAATTGGTGGACGCGAAAAGATTTCAACTGATCCATTTTAAATACTTAAAGGTTATAAAACATGTTATACAAATGGCGAGCGTGGGAGCGTTTACCGAGATGATGGGTCAGTTCCTAGATGAGCTTGTTAAGACCTTCCCAGAGGAGTCGGGTCTTAAGAAGTACCAGAGTACCTTTGATTTGATGAAGAAGGCCAACCCCCGCAAGTGTGTGGAGGCATTCATGGGTTCGGCCAGTGCTTTCCAGCAGCAGATCATGGCCAAGGATGAGAAGTTTTTCCTGGAGGGCAATGTCGAGTTTCTGGATGCCCTGAACATCAAGAAGTGGTGGAACGATAGCCTTTCGGAGGGTACCAAGGGTGCTATCTGGCAGTATCTCCAGACCCTTGTGATTTTGGGTACCACCATTACCAGCATTGATGCAGACACACTGGGGGCCATTGAGGGCATTGCCGAGAAGATGGCCAGTGGTTCCGCGGGCGGAAGTGGTGGCGTACCAGACATGAGCGCCCTCCAGGGCCTGATGGGTGCCCTGGGTAATATGAAGATGTAAATAATTTCCAAGTAAAGTATAAAGATGGAGACAGTTTGGTTCGATGATCCGATGAATCTATTCGCGGGCGACAAACTTTTAAAATTTTGGCCCCTGGCTTCTCAGACCCCAGAGGAGCGAGTGAACGCCACCACCAGATTTATAATTTACATTTCTCTGGCTCTCTTTATTATCAAGAAGGATGTTAGAATTTTCGTTCTTGCTGCCGTGGCCATAGGTGTTCTTTATGCATTTTACAAGTCCGATATGATTACCACGGCCTTCAACCCCGCTCAGGCGGATGGCCGTAAGAACCCAGAGTTCATGCGCCCAGTGTATCAGAAGCCCACCTATGATAATCCCATGGGCAACGTCCTGATGAGTGATTACACCGAGCACCCGGACCGCCCCGGGGCCGCATTCTATCCCAACGTCCGTGGCCAGGTTCGCAAGTTCCTGGATGATTCGTTCCCCCAGGATGTGGCGGATGTGTATGGTCGGCGCAATCAGGCGGCTTCTCGTTTCTATAGCATGCCCGTCACCACCATACCCGGCGACCAGACCGGTTTTGCGGAGGCCTGTTATGGTAAGAAATTCCGACCCGTGTGCAGAGACGATCAGTCGGCGTGCACTGCCGAGGGTAACACCAGACAGCCGGAGCAGGTGCAACTTCGGGCCATGACCGGTGCCCTTTCACCCACTTATTTTCCCAGTGTATAATAAATGGAGAGAAATCCTTACACACTTCAGGCGGGCTTAAAGCTCGTTAATGACCACGCGGTCCCCGAGTACAAGGCGGATCAGCACGTTTTCGTGTGGCCGCAGTCTACCAGCCTCAATAACTGCTGCCGCCCCAGCACCACGCTGTACGGCACGGCCCCTTACATGGCGGGCAAGGGTGCGCCCCATGATCTGATCGAGCTGGATGATTCCCTGAGACCTCAGAACACTTCCTTCTTTAAGAAATACTATGACCAGAAGCCGTATGATTTCCCCAGTAAGGACGTATCGTGCAAGCTCCCCCAGCGCACCCTCAGCTTCGATCCGGCCAACACCCGCGGCGAGCTCCAGAATGGCCTGTTCCTTCAGAGGTACTGCCGCCGATCGTAAAAATATAAATATACTATAATACTAAATGGACCCACTGTCCTTAGCTGCAATTGGTGGTTTAATATATGCCGGAAGGTGTCTGAGTACCAGGGAAACGTATGATGAGAAACCCCCTCCCATGCCCTTTTTTGGTAACAATATCAACACCCCTGATCAGGGCGCGGCCCAGGATCAGCTCGATATCAGAACCGGTGCTTACATTCTACCTCCACAGAGCCAAAGACAAAAGGAGGCTGTACCCAATTTTGCCGACATTTCGCCCGCCAGTGGAAGGTTCGTGCATGGCCAGCCAGTGTACAATCTGTATGATAGACAGGATGTATCCAGCCGCATGAACAACGTCCAGCCCCTGGAGCGCCAGCGGGTTGGTCCGGGTCTGGGTGTGGACCCAGATGTTCCGGCCATGGGCGGGTTCCAGCAGCTCTTCCGCGTGAACCCTAATAACGTGGGTGGGTACAAGATGAACACCCTCCCCGGCCGCGCGGGCCCAGCGAACCCCATTGTGAAGAAGGGTGCGGTTGTGGGCGAGTTGACCCAGGAGCGCCCGAGCAGGGTTGTGGCCACCTGGGAGCGCAGGCCCCCGGCCAGAGGCAGGGCCGAGGGTCAGGGTGGCGCCCTCACGGGCATGACCGGTAGACAGAACTTTGAGAAAACCAAGCGCCAGACCAATCGCTCCACTACCACCATGCGCACCGATGGCCTGGAGTACGGTCCGGCGGGCAAGTTCGTGCCCGGCCTGTCCACACAGGACAACCCAACCAGAAACAAGGGCGATCTCAACACCCAGAGAATCAACGATGTGGCGGCGCCGGGGATCCATAGCTTCCATGGAGGCTACACCGCGGACCCGGCCCTGACCACCGGGATCCGTGCGGCCGTGAACCGTGGTCAGAAGGACCGCTCGGGTAACGCCGGCCGTATGAACGTGCGCATGGACCCCCTGAACCAGGGTGGCTCGATCACCGCCACGCGCACCAGTGCCAGTGCCGTTCTTCAGGGTCCCCAGGGGCCCACCACGGCATCGAATCAAACTTATGTGCAGGATAAGTACCATAAGTTTAATGCTTATAAGGGCAACGAGGACTTCCGCAGCTTTGACCTGGGCCTGGCCAAGCGTGTGAATGCCCAGAATCCCCTGAATCAGAATTTTTCATAAATATCCAAAACTTCAATAATTGCAGGATGTCTCTTAATATCACCATTTTCCAGAACTATGTGTTCTATATATTTCAGCTGGTCGGGATCCGCAATCCTGCTCAGGAAATCGGCCATGCCGTTATCAGACAGAGTGCGATCATGCTGGGATGTATCCCCAGTGATCACTATCTGACTACCTTCACCTATTCTGGTCATGACCATCTTCAGTTGGTTGGGGGTGCTGTTCTGCATCTCATCGGCAATTATGAATGATCTCTTGAAAGTCCGACCGCGCATGTAGGCAATGGGGGCAATCTCTATCACATCCTTCTTTATGAGGGCCTCCACCTGGGTCTTTTCCATGTTCTCACCCATGGCGTCCATTATGGGCAAGAGCCACGGCTTCATCTTGTCCTTGATGTCCCCGGGAAGGAAGCCGTGGTCCTCATCCACAGACACCGCTGGCTTGGTTATTATAAGTCGGTCTATCTTCTTCTTTTCAAGCAGTCGAGCGGCATGACGACACGCCAGGGCGGTCTTACCTGTACCCGCTGGCCCAGACACGAAGAAAATACTCTTTTGAGGATTGTGTAAGCTCTTGACGTATCTGAGCTGATTGGGTGTAAGTTTCATTATTATATCAC